CATCGCACGCGCACGCGAGATTGGCTACGACAAGATGGCCGAGGAGTGCCTTGAGCTAGCCGACACGCCACATTTTGGGATCAAACAGATTGAATCTGAAGATGGCATCACGGTTACCAGGGAGGATCAGCTTGGCCACCGCAAGCTGCAGATTGAGACACGGCTCAAGCTGCTGGCCAAGTGGAACCCCAAGAAATACGGTGAGCGCCTGACTCATGCCGGTGACGCTGACAATCCCGTAGCCGTGCAGGCTGACGTCAGCATCTTCGACGCCATGCTTAAGAACCTCGAGGCTAAGAGACAGCTTGGGGACAAGTGACCTCGAAGTCCTGCTCAAAGATCCAGCGATCCGCGAGCAGTACACCAGGCTAGCGCCCGATCAGGCTGCTGCTTGGGCCTGGCGCATGATGTGGCTCACTCGAGCACTCAAGCACCAGATCCTGCCGCACGGGGATTGGTGGTCCATATGGCTGATGCTTGCAGGAAGGGGTGCTGGCAAGACCAGGACGGCTGCAGAACAGATTGGCTGGTGGGCACAGTCCTATAAAGCCACCAGATGGCTCGTGGCGGCGCCAACAAGCAGTGACGTAAGGGGTACATGCTTTGAGGGTGATTCAGGCCTCCTGAGCGTGATTCCTGCGGTCCTAATCGCTGATTACAACAAGGCCTTGCATGAGATCAAGCTTACTAACGGAAGCCTGATCAAAGGCATCCCAGCTTCGGAGCCTGAGCGCTTCCGCGGTCCACAGTTCCACGGGGGTTGGTTAGATGAGTTAGCCGCCTGGGAGTACATCCAGGAAGCCTGGGATCAGATCCAGTTTGGTATGCGCTTAAAGCTGCCCGACATGAAGACCAGGCTGATCTGCACAACCACACCCAAGCCCAAGGACCTGATCATCGACCTGATCAGCCGCGAGGGTGACGATGTAGTGCTTACCACTGCAAGCACTTACTCGAACCTGGATAACCTCTCTGAGAACTTTAAGCGGCAGATCCTGCAGTACGAGGGTACCAAGCTTGGAAGGCAGGAGATATACGCCGAGATCATCGACCCCGAGGAGGGTGGTATTGTCCAACGGGACTGGTTCAAGCTTTGGCCTGCCGGCAAAGAACTGCCCAAGCTCGAGTATGTGGTCCAGTCTTATGACTGCGCCTTCACTGAGAAGACGGTCAACGATCCCACTGCAAGCATCACTTTCGGTGTCTTCAAGCCACAAGATGGTGGCATGTGCGTACTGATCATCGACGCCTGGCAGGACAGACTCCAATACCCTGACCTCAAGCCCAAGGTCATTGACGAGTTCGAAATCATCTTCGGTGAGGGCAAGACCGCCAAGAAAGTGGACCTGGTCCTGGTCGAGGACAAAGCCGCAGGCATCGTGCTCATCCAGGACTTGCAGCGTGCGCACATCCCCGTGAGGGCCTACAACCCCGGCAGGGCTGACAAGATCCAACGCCTAAGCATCGTGGCCAACATCGTGAAGGCTGGAAGAGTGTATGTGCCCGAGTCCAGCAATCGATCGGGCTATGTAAGAGACTGGGCTGAGGCCATGGTCACGCAAATCTGCAGCTTCCCGAATACCGACCACGATGACTTCTGCGACGCGTTCTCGCAAGCACTCAGATACCTAAGAGATGCAAGCTGGCTCAACATAGACCCGCTACCGCCTGATGATTACGACCCTGAAGACCTGATTGATGCTGGTGTCGTCAAAGAGAATCCGTATGCGTCGTAATGAAGGCTTAAGGATAATTCCTCGAAACTGCCCCCCTACCCCAACAGGGGTATGGAGCAGGGATTCCTCGGGCGATAAACGCCACCTCCATGTCAGTTGCCTGACCCCTCGGCCTGGAGGTTCTGCCAGCCGCTGGATTCTTACGGATTTGCACCGGGTCGAAACGCCTTACCAGTACCCTGTTCTTGTCAGCGGCTGGGTAGCCCATTGCTCTCGCGGACAGTACGGTCGGCACCAAAGAAAAACCCCAGAACACTTAGGAGGGGCAAGGCCCTTTGGCGTTGGGCAATCACGCAGTCTGCTGAGTAAGACATTGTGACCACACAAGCCCCACCTAAATACTCTGGGGTTGTACTCAGCACTGCCGGCTGCCACACCGACAGCGCGATGATAGTGAGTCCAGATAGACTTTGCAAGCCCTACTGGTTATCATCCCGCGCAAACGGAGGCCGATGATGCCCAAGCCAACAGATGCGAAGAAGGTACTCGAGATGCTGTACGGTGCGCCCAAGCCTGCCGTCAGCCGCTTGGACATGAACTTCAAGGATGTCACCAAGCGCATGCCTGAACTGCAGCAGGCCGCTAAGCTTTACGAGCAAGGCAAGATTACCCGCGAGCAGTATTACGCCATCGTTGATCAGCTAAAGCCTGTCACGCCTTACGAGTTCATACCCAAGCCTGCCACGGTTGAAGAAGCACTGGCAGCACTTACAAGCGATAAGGTCAAGGACTTTGGCCGCACTGATGTGCTTACGCCAGGCGAGACTATCTTGAGCAGGCTCGACATCCCCGCCTACTCGAAAAAGGGTACTTGGGTTACATCACAGCATCGCTTAAAGCCACCTGCTGATGAGCCTAAAACCATTTACACCCCGACCATGATGCTCGAGGGCGAGACCAAGATGCTGCCCGGCACTAAGGCTGCCCGCAAGGTTGCCAAGGGCGAAGACGACAAATCATCCTTCGCTACCATCCGCGGCGCTTACAAGCCTGGCAGTGACGAGGAAGCCGTTGAGAGGGCCATCGAAGCCCTGCGCAGCAAGGACTACGCCCAGATCGGCTATGACCCTGAGCGGCGTGGCTTCTTCTACGATCGCAAGACCATGGAGCCGATCATCGGCACTGAGGAAGGCATCATCCAGATCGGACCGCTCGTGCTGGGCAAGAAGCCCATCCGCGGCAATCCCGAGTACTTCGAGTACAAGGAAGGCGGCGCAGTCCACATGCAAGACGGTGGCGATCCCACCCAGATGTTCAACTTCAATCCCATGGCCGCCAAGGCTGCCAAGCAAAAGCAGATGCGTGAGTCCACGCCTGAGACACCACTCGGTGCGCTCAGCCGCGGCTTTGCTAGTGGCTTATTTGGCAACATTGAAGACCCGGTACCTTACACCGGCAGCATCATGGAAGGCTCGCCACAGCGCCAGCAGTCACAAGCAAACCTGCGCGAGATTGGCCGCAATGTCGGCGCACTGACAGACATCGGTGGCATGGTTACGCCATTTGCTAAGCCTGCAGCGCAAGCCGTCACGCGCGGTGCATCAGCACTGGGCAGGACAGGACTCGAGCAGGTCGATCGCGCCATGTTTGGCGAAGGGCCACTGGCCTCACTGGTTGCGCCTGTAGCACCACTACAAGCCGTGCCAAGGGTTCAAGCGCCTGTAAGCAGGCTGGGCTTTTACGATCCCGTTGAGCAGGCAGGCCTGAACATCCAGCGCAAGCAGGGGCCAGGGCAAGCCTTCCTGAACGAGCTACAGCGCTCAGAAAATGTCAGCAAGGACTTCCTTGAGGCATCAGGCATTGCTGAGAAGCTACGCACCGCACCCAACATCACCCGCGATGAAGTGCAGGCTATGACCAAGGGTGCCGTGCCCGAGGTTCAAGAAGTGGTGCTCGGGTCCAATGTCGTACCGCCGAGCGTGACTCAGTTTGCCAAGGTTCACCTGCCAGACTTTAATCCCAGCAACAAGGACAGCATCGCCAAGTTGATCGAGGTTGCAGACCAGCGTTATCAAAAAGCCATGGCCGATGGCGACCTGGATATTGCCGAGTTTGCAGAGCAGGCTGAGACCGAGGCCAAGAAGCTTGCAAGCCAATATGAAAGTGGCAGCAAGCCAGCAGACCATCTGTCCAAGTACGCTGAATATCAGCTTCCTGGCGGTAACAATTACCGTGAGGTGTTGTTAACTGTGCCAAGTAAGAGGCCTAGCATCAAGAATATGTCAAGGGCTGAATACAACGCGGCAATTGAAGAGGCTGATCGTTTAGGCATTCAAAATTACCAATCAAGTCATTGGGACGAGCCAAATGTTGTGTCTCATATCCGCATGAATGATCGCACCGACTTTAATGGCAAGAAGGTGCTTTTCATTGAAGAGATGCAATCCGATTGGGCGCAAGAGGGCCGCAAAAAAGGCTTTGCAGATAAGCCCTTAACAAGGGATGACTTGGTCGCCACGGTTAACAATTCTGCTGACAGGCCGTATTGGGAAGTGCGCACTAAAGACGGCCGTTTTATTGCCAACACTGGACTTGGCGACAAAGAGATCAGCGCCCAAGAAGCAGTTGATGAGGTATTGCAGTTAGTTAAAACGCGTGGCGATAAGCGTATTCCTACAGGGCCATTTGTTAGAAACACCAATGAATGGGTTGACCTGTCGCTAAAGAGCATCCTCAAGCGTGCGGTTGATGAGGGTTATGACCGTGTAGCGTTCATCAATGGTAAGCAGTCAGCAGATCGATATGACTTGGCCAACTATGTGGACAATATCCACTGGGATAGTAACCCGCAATCAATCATGCCCAAGGAGGCTGAAAAAGTCGCCTCACTTTTCATGAAAGATTATGGCGTTATTGAACTTCCTATTTCCTCAAAAGGCATTATCGTAAGTGCCAAGGATAGGCAGTTCAACGGTAAGAGGCTGGATGAAGTTGTTGGCCGAGATGTGGCTAACAAGATCATGGCCGGTGAGTCGGGTAGCCTAGAAGGCGAGGGCTTAAGCATTGGCGGCGAGGGCATGAAGAAGTTTTATGACCAAATCGTGCCCGATCGCCTACGCAAGTTGGTTGGCAAGGATAAGGTAAAGCACATTCCTGGCGCTGTTCGAGACGATGTTCCGCAGCCTCTTATTGATTATAACGCTCGGCGGGATCGGTATGAAGTGTTCGACGCTAGAACCGGCGATCGTATGGGCTGGTTTGATACAGCTTCTGATGCTAAGGACTTCGTCGCTAAGATTGAAAGTGTTCCAGTCCCGCCTCAGCTAGGCTTCGACATCACGCCTGAGATCCGCGAGAAGTTCAGCAAACCCATCCCTTACAAGAAGGGCGGTGCTGTCCGCATCTCTGACAATCCCGACACGATGCTGCTTGAGCTAACGAATGCCCCTAAGATGCAGGCCGGCGGCTCTGCACTTAAAGCATTTAGAGATCAGCTTTTGGCCCAACAGCAAAGAAGCCTGGCTAAAGACCCGCGCTTCAAAGTTGCACCGGGTCAAGCTACTAATCTTGCAGGCAAGAGCTATGCACAGTGGGCAGCAGAACAGCAGTACAAGCACGAACTTGAAGATGCCTTAGCAAAGATCAGTGGTGTTCCAGAAAGGAAGATGAGCATTCAAGACTTGCCAGTCGGCTCAAGGCTTGTATCCATTGTTGGCGATCGCACCCAGGCCGACAAGATTTTGCGCTCAGTCAATGAGACACCGCTTGCCAACGAAGTCATCTTGCATGGCGGCCCCAGATTTGGCCAGGGCAAGCTTGCGCAAGGCAAGGAAGACTTCTGGGCATCCAACGCAGGCGCCGCACAGGCCGTTCAAAACCGCGTAGAGGCTGCGGCTGAACGTGCCAAAGGTAATCCTGTAATCGGCGTTTATACAGCCATGGGTGCTTCTGATTCGGATATGTACGCCAAGCACTTTGCTGAATCACTGATTGAGCAGTACCCCTTTACAGGCATGACTGGCAAGCAAGTTGACGCCTTCAACAAAGAGTTCCGCAAGAAGTATCCACAATTTGCTGGCGTCGATAAGCCTGAGTTTGTCGATCAAATCATGAGCGACTCAAAAATGCGCAAAGCATTTGTTGACGAGCACCTGAAAAAGAAAAACATCGAGAAGTTCAACATCCCTGACGGCTTTGCTACTCGACATGCCATCACGGTGCCCGAGTTACGCGATGTGCCTACAGGGCTTGCCGGCTATTCAGTTGGAGAAATGAAGCCTGGAGCCAAGCTCCAAAAGGAGCTTTACACTGAGCACCCAACCTACGACACGGTCATACCTGGTGAGTACATGGGAAGCTTAGGACTTATGCAGGACTTCCGCGACCTTTTCCCTGATGCAACGCAGCGCATGTTGCAAACCCTGCGAAACAATCCTAAGTTCCAAGGCCCTGATGCACGTAAGCCAGAATCGCAGTTATTTGGAACCTTCAGTATGCAGGGCGCCGAGCAAGAGGTCACACAAAAGCTTATCGATGAGTTGGCAGCCCGTGAAGAGCTAATCAAGCAACTTGGCATCTTGCCGTACAAAAAGGGTGGCAAGGTTAAGAAAGTCAAGATCAGCAACAATTCTGACGCCATGCAACTCGAACTCATGAGGAAGAAGAAACATGCCTGAGATGCCTATTGAGCAGGACTATGGCCGCTTCATTAGCGGTATGGCCGATGACGAGGTGCCTGTTGCTGATCTGTCAGCCGAGTTGCCTGATGAAGATGCAGAAATCGAAGAGCTTCCCGATGGCTCTGCTGTTGTCCGCATGGAAGACACCAAGGGACCACTTGAAGACCCAGACTTTTATGAAAACCTAGCTGAGGTCATTGATCCCTTTACGCTTGACAGCATGGCTGTTAAGTATCTTGACCTGCTAGAGAAGGATAAGCAGGCTCGAGAAGACCGCGACAAGCAATACGAAGAGGGATTAAAGCGCACTGGTATGGGCAAAGACGCCCCTGGTGGCGCTACATTCTTTGGTGCCAGCAAGGTAGTTCACCCTGTCATGGCAGAAGCCTGTGTGGACTTTGCAAGCCGTGCCATTAAAGAGCTTTTCCCGCCTGATGGCCCAGTCAAAACCAAGATCCTTGGCGAGAATGACGAGGAAAAAGTCAAACGTGCTGAGCGTAAGCGCGACTGGATGAACTGGCAGCTTACTGAGCAGATCGAAGAGTTCCGCGATGAGCAAGAGCAAATGCTCACGCAACTGCCTTTGGGCGGCTCTCAGTACCTCAAGATGTACTGGGATGACAAAAAACTGCGTCCTGTGGCTGAATTTCTGCCCATTGATAAGGTTTTGATCCCCTTTGCCGCAACGAATTTCTACACCGCACAACGTGCAGCAGAGATTCACGACATTACTGGCTGGGAATTTGAGCAACGCATCGCTGCAGGCCTGTATCGAGACATCAGCCTGACTCGCGTTTCCATGGAGCCGGAGCCGACACGGCCAGAAAAGGCCAACAACAAGATCGAAGGCCGCAAGGCAGACGAGAATATTGATGGCATGCGCCGTGTTTTCCACATTTACACCTGGCTTGAGCTTGAAGATGACAGCTATGCCAAGGGTGAAATGGCGCCCTACATCCTAATGGTTGATGAAATCGACCGTGAAGTGGTCGGTTTGTACCGAAACTGGGAAGAGGGCGATGAAACGATGACCAAATTGGACTGGGTCGTCGAATTTAAGTTCATTCCATGGCGCGGTGCTTATGCAATCGGGATGCCGCACCTTATCGGAGGCCTGGCAGCAGCCCTTACAGGCTCCTTACGGGCGCTTTTAGACTCTGCGCACATCAATAATGCGCCGGCAACGCTCAAACTGAAGGGCGCAAAGATCTCTGGCCAGTCTGTACAGGCTGATGTAACTCAAGTTGTTGAGATTGAAGGTGCGCCAGGCGTTGATGACATCCGCAAGATTGCGATGCCGATGCCGTTTAACCCACCCAGCCCTGTGTTATTTGAGCTTTTAGGCTTTTTAGACAAGGCTGCCAAGGGTGTTGTGACGACGGCAGAAGAAAAGATCGCTGACATCAATTCCCAGGCCCCTGTAGGCACCACACAAGCACTGATTGAGCAGGGTGCCGCTGTCTTTTCTGCTATCCACGCTCGTTTACACGCCTCACAAGGCCGTGTATTGAAGATTTTGCAGCGCCTTAACCGCTGGTACATGCAAGACATGCGCCGCGGTGAGCAAGTAGTCGATCTTGAGGTCCAGCCAGGCGACTTTTCACGCATGGGAGACGTTGTGCCGGTGTCTGACCCGCACATCTTCTCTGAAACGCAGCGCATGGCGCAGATTCAAGCGGTTTTGGCACGATCAGACAAGGCACCAGACCTTTATGACCGTCGCGCCGTTGAAGAGCGCCTCTTAAAGCAGCTAAAGATCCCTGGCATCAATGAATTGCTCAAAGGCACACCGGCTCCTGAAGAAAGAACGGCTGCTGATGAGAACGTAGCCATGGCATTAGGTCAGAATGCCTACGCTTATCCGCACCAAGACCAGTTAGCACACCTGCAAGCGCACCTAGACTTCGCACTAGACCCTGCCTTTGGCCAAAACCCCATCATGGCATCGTTCTATCTGCCTCGAGTCCTTGAGCACATCAAGCAGCACATGGTCCTTTGGTATCTTGGCCGCATGAATGGCTACCTAAGCAAGGCCCGTGGCGAACCCATGGCCGAGAGCGACTATGAGAACAAGCAACTGACTGCAGAGATTGACAAGACCTTTGCCATTGCATCACGCCATGTCATGCAAGACAGCCAGGCCGCATTCAATCAAGTCGTGCCAAAGCTTCAGCAATTGATGCAGGCCATGCAGCAGCTTACGCCACAGCCTCAGTTACCGCCTGAAGCGCAAGTGCTCAAGGAAACCAGCCTGGCAGAGACTCAGCGCCGCGCTCAACGTGACCAGGCTGAGATGCAACTTAAAGGTGCCGACATGCAGCAACGTGGCCAGATTGACATGGCACGACTGCAGGGAGACCAACAACGCGCAGCCGAGCGTGATCAGTTGGATGTGGCGCTTAATGCCACAAACAACCTCACGAAGGAGCGCATAGCAACTGCACAACTCACCCAGAAGGATGAGCAATTGCAGGCAGAGCAGTATGAGACTGCTATCCGGCTTCAAAACGAAGCCCAACGAAACCTAGGAGCTAATCGTGGCCCAACCATCCAGTAACAACCTGAAAGACCAAGAAGCCGTGCCCTATCACAAGCGTATTGCCATGGGCGCAAACCTTGACGGTACAAGCCTGCAGTCTAAAGGCCAAACCCAACAACCCAAGACCAAAGGAGGCGCACTGCCAACCAAGAAAAAATGAACCCTATAGCGGACTTAATCCGTGACATCAAGATGCGCCAAGCTGAAATAAGCGGTTCTCTTGCAGCAGGCAATGCTGCGACATGGGAGGCGTATCAACGCACGGTCGGAATCAATCTGGGGCTGACTGAAGCACTCCGGATGATTGAATCAATTTTGAAGGATGAAGATGAAGATGAATGAACCAGTAGCTTCTAACGAAGCTGAGATGGCTTGGGCATTTCCGAGCGTAGATCCTGGTGCGAAACCTCTTGGTGGTCGTGTGATGGTACAGATCCGTCGCTCCAAGAAGAAAACCACTAAGGCGGGTATTTTGTTGGTTGAAGAAACCAAAGAGACAGAAAAGTGGAACACGCAGGTGGCCAAGGTTATCGAGGTTGGACCTCTTGCGTTTTGTCACCGTGACACGATGCAGCAGTGGCCTGAAGGCTCTTGGTGCAAGGTCGGTGACTTTATCCGCGTACCCAAATGGGGTGGCGATCGCTGGGAAGTAAGGGTGCCTGGCGAAGATCAAAACGAAGATCCGGCGCTCTTTATGATCGTTAATGATCATGAGGTTATCGCCAAGATCACGGGCAACCCCCTTGAGACGCGAGCCTTCCTATGAGCAACGAACATGAAGAAAATATTCCGATCAAGGAGGAAGCGGATGGCTCGGTCACCGTTGAACTTCCTGATTCGGTTCAAGTTGCGGCGGACGATGACCAAAGCGACAAGACTGAAAGCAGCGATGTTCCTGGCGATGATGATCCCCCTAACGCTGACGAACTCGATTCCTTACGGGCTGCCCGGCGCGAGCGTAGGCGTGCGAAGAAGGACTTAGTCCGCAAGACACAGGCCGAGAAGGATGAGCGCCTGCAATTGCTGCAGCGCCAAAACCAAGAGTTGATGGAGCGCTTAGCAGTCGTTGAGCAACGCACTCACGCCAACGATCTCGCACAAATCGACAAGGCCATGCAAGATGGCGAACTTCGTGTGCGATATGCCAAGATGAAGTTGGCTGAGGCTGTGCAAGCACAAGATGGCGAAGCCGCTGCCCAAGCCAATGAAATGCTGCTTGATGAGCGCCAAAAACTTGAAGCTCTTAAGAACTTCAAGCAAAAGGCAGTTCAGCCACAGCAAAAGGCAAACATCCCCGATGCAAGCGTTCAAAAGCAAATCGCTAACTGGATGCAACGCAACCCATGGTTCGACCCTGAGCGCAAAGATATGGATAGCAAGATTGCTAAACAGATTGATGAGCAGCTTAATGCTGAGGGTTGGAATCCCGCAACTCGAGAGTATTGGGACGAGATGGACAACCGCTTGCGGAAATACATCCCGCATCAGTACAATGACGACTATGAGGATGATTCTCCTCGACGTAGACCCAGGAGTGCTGTGACAAGTTCTGGCCGTGAGAATGCAGCGTCAGCAGGTGGACGCCAAACCTTCATGCTAACCCCTGATCAGGTTAAAGCCATGAAGGATGCCGGCTTTTGGGACGACCCCAAAAAACGGATGAGCATGATCAAGCGTTACGCTGAACAGAAATCACAGAACCCAAGGAGCTAGTCATGGAATCACGCCTTAAAAAATCTCTTACTGCTGGTGGCCGTCATACTCGCGCAAGCGAAGATCACTCGCGCTTGCCAGCAGAAGAATCGTTCGCTAGTACACAGGACATTGACCAAATGTGGAGTGACGAGTGGACACAAACCGCGCTGCCAAAAGTCCCAGATATACCTGGATGGCATTTGTGCTGGCTTTCCACCACCAATAGCTACGACACCATTGATAAACGGATTCGCCTTGGGTACGTTCCTGTGCTTGCAGATGAGTTACCTGGGTACGATAATTACCGTGTAAAAGCTGGCGAGCATGTGGGCCACATCTCCTGCAATGAGATGTTGCTGTTCAAGATCCCCATGGATCTCTACCAGAAGGTCATGACGCACTTCCATTACCAAAAGCCAATGGAAGCAACCCAAGCGATCATGGAGCGTATGGAAGAGCTACAGCAGGGTGTTGACAGTTCAGGACATCGACTCCTGAAGACGGAAGGCGAAGGCTTTAGCAGTGTTGGAAAACAATCCATTAACCGACCCCCGACTTTCGAGGGTTAACCTGGAGTTACCAAATGTCTGCAACATCCGCACCATTTGGCTTGCGCCCTGCGTATCACCCCAGCGGTCTTGACCGTGCGCAGGGGCTTGCCAATATCATTGAGTCTGGGTATGCCCAAGACTTACTTAAAGGCCAGGCTGTCAAACTTGATACCGCAAATACTGGGTATATCGTTCGCGCAGCAGGTACCGATGCAATCTACGGCGTCTTTGATGGCGTAGAGTGGACCGATACAACTGGTCGCCGTCGCGTTTCCAACTACTGGCCTGCCAATACGGCTTACCAGACTGGATCGTTGATTGCCTATATCTGGACTGATCCTCAAGTCGTTTATGAGATTCAGGCTAACGGCTCTATCGCTCAAACAGCAATCGGCCAAGAGTTTGACATCACCAGTCCTTATGCAGGCTCTTCGACCACTGGCCTGTCGCAGTCTTTAATGGATACGACTGCAGCTTCTGTCAACACCAGCAAAGTCTTGCGTGTGATTGATTTGGCTCCGTACCCCGGCAATGCTTGGGGTGACGCGTTTACCATCGTCCGTGTGCAAATCGCTAAGTTCCAGTACAACGGAACCTACGATACTGGCGCTACGGCTGTGGTTTACCCCGTAACCATTAAAGTGTAAGGAGGGCTAGATCATGGCAGCCCCAATGCGCAGTACAGACTTTCGTTCGATTGTTGAGCCAATCCTCAACGAGTGTTTTGACGGAGTCTATGATCAACGTGCCGATGAGTGGAGTCGTGTATTCCGCGAGCAGGACGGCATTCCCCGTAACTACCACGAAGAGCCGGTCCTGTACGGTTTCGGTTTGGCACCGTTGCTTCCTGACGGCAGCCCCGTAACCTATCAGCAGGGTGGCGTACTCTTCCTCAAGCGCTATGTGTATGCAGTCTATGGTTTGGCCTTTGCGCTGACCAAAGTGCTTGTTGAAGACGGCGACCATATCCGCATCGGTTCAGTCTATGCTCGTCACCTTGCACAGTCTTTGGTTGAGACCAAAGAAACCCTGTGCGCCAACGTGCTGAACAACGCCTTCACAGGCGGTCAGTATGCTGGTGGCGACGGCGTAGCTCTGAATAGCGCTTCGCACCCCATCGTTAACGGCTCCTTCAGCAACCTGCTGACCAACGCCGCTGTTCTCAGCCAGACCTCGCTTGAGCAAATGCTCATCCAGATCCGTCAGGCAGTGGACAACAACGGCAAGAAGATCCGCCTTGTGCCACGACAGCTTGTCGTTGCTCCTGGCAACATCTTCCAGGCAGAGGTTCTCCTGAAGTCGGTTCTCCGTGCTGGCCAAGCAAACAACGACATCAACCCAGTCAAATCCATCGGCTTGCTCGATGAAGGTGCTGCGGTTCTGTCGCGTTTGACCTCGGCAACTGCATGGTGGGTCCAGACCGATGCGCCTGAAGGCATGAAGCTGATGATGCGTCGCCGTTTGGAGAAGACCATGGAAGGTGACTTTGAAACCGACACCATGCGCTACAAGGCAACTGAGCGTTATGACGTTGGCTTCACTGATCCTCGTGCCATGTACGGTACGCCAGGCGTCTAAGGAAACCAGGGGGCTTAGGCCCCCGCTTTATAGGAGTTAAGGTATGACTACGACTCGGTTTCCTAATGGGGTCACCAATGTGAGTGAGCAGTCGCTGTTTGCCGAATTAGGGCAGCCAGCAGCTACGCTTTATCACACTTACTTTGAAGACTTCGATTACTACACGGCAGCGAATTGGACCGTAACGGAAACGCAAGCAGGAGCAACGCAAGCACTTACCGACGGCGATGGCGGCTTATTGCTATTGACCAATACGGCTGCTGACAATGATTTAGTCTCCTTGCAAAAGGTTGGCGAGTCATTCCGTTTTGCCAGCGGCAAGCCCCTGTTCTTTGAAGCACGCTTCAAGGTCAGCGATGCCACGCAATCGGATGTAGTGATTGGCCTTCAAATCACTGACACGACCCCGCTTGATGTGACCGATGGTGTGTTCTTCATTAAGGCTGATGGCGCCGCAACAGTTGACTTCCTTGTTGAGAAAAACAACACGGCAACGACTGCCAGCGCTATTGCTACGATGGCTAACGACACTTTCATCCGTCTTGGCTTTTACTATGACGGCGCTTCGGCAGTTCAATACTTTGTCAATGGCACTTACACAGGCTCTTCGGTAACGACGAACCTGCCAGACGATGAAGATATGACTGTCACCATCGCAATCCAGAATGGCGAGGCAGCAGCCAAAACCATGACGGTGGACTACGTTTATGTAGCCAAGGAGCGGTAATCATGGGCCAATTCAAGCCAATGGTGAAGATGTATACCACCGAGCCTTCAGTTGAACTGAAGCTCAAGAAAGGTGGTCATGTGTCCATGAAAGGCAAGGCCAAAGATGGCCACAAGATGATGGACGGCGGTGTGATGACAGGGCTTGCTGAAGGCCCCGCTCCCACCCGCATGCAGATGGGTCAGGGCACTTTGCCTGGCCGCGCACCTGCACGCCCATCATTGGCCATGCGCCGTAAGATGGCTCGCCCCATGATGAAAGAAGGCGGTGAAAGTAAGGCCGAGCATGCAGCCGAAATGAAAAAGATGATGGGCACTGAAGCCAAGCTCAAAAAGCACGCTTCTATG